CCAGCCCACATGCCAGTCGCGTTCGGGCAGCATACCCCAGCGGACGAAGCGCCGAACCATCTCATTGAGCATCGGGATGCACAGGTTATCGCGGCGCGCCATGTTGACCTTGGCCCACTCCCGCGCATCCTCGGTACTGGCGCGTTCGCCGGTCTGGTTGCCGATCAGGATCCGCACCGGCATCTGCATCGAGGCAGCAAAGGACTGGACCGGGGCCGAGAAGAACTCCTCGGGCTGCGGCAGCGTGATCTGCATCGGCTCTGCCGTCATGCCGCCCAGCATCAGGCCCTTGTCGAACCCCTGCTGGAAATCGTCGATCTGCTGGTTTATCCTGTCGATGGCGTCATTAGCATTGTCGACGCCGAAGTTGCGCAGCACGTCCGACATGGACATGCCGTCAGGGGCGGCGATCAGGGGCGCGCCTCGCGCCGACTTCCAGAAACCTTCGCCGCCTGCGCCCTTGATCTTCTCGATGTCGATCAGGTCGTTGAAGCCGGCCTCGAGAGCCGATCGCCCATTGATCGTGCCATCCTCGGACCAGATGAGAATGCGGTCCGGGTGGATGCGAACATGGCGAGCTGGTTTGCCGCTCGAACTGTTATCGACGGCGGCTTCGTCGAACTGAAAGGCCGTGGGTTCGCCGTAGGTCGGGCTGTCATCCCGTGAATCCCACTCTGCAACAGTGAGTTGCCCCTCCCATGCGGGCAGGATACCGTGCAGTCCCTCGATGCCGCCGGGGACGCGGACCACAGGCGCATGGAGCGGGAGATTATCGCGCAGCAGCAGGATCGCGCCCGCAAAGTCGCCGACCATGCCGCGGCGGTCTGTATTGGCCAGAGCCTGCCACGCCCTGCGCGCGGCGAAGTGACGACGGATATCCTGCTCAAGGCCAGACTCCGCCGGTTTATCGGTCTCCCACAACGACGGGACCGTCTCCCATGTCTTGGCGATCGTCTTGTCGACGCCGGCCGAGGCAAGGCCGTTGCGCGAGTACATGCGATGGAACTGTTGAAATGTGACGGTCTCAGGCCATCCATAGTCATTATAGTGATTATGCTTGGTAGATGCGCTGAAAAATGCAGGAAACATGCGCGAAAGACTGCGCTGGAAGGAGTTTGATATTGCACGATGCACATTCATGAATTGATCAATTACATGGAATTTCAAAGTAACGCAACGCTATCGGGTGCGAGTTAGTATCCATGCCTGTTGGGTATTCATTTCGGCAAGCATCTCGGCGATCGCGTCCATCAGCGGGTCGACCTGATCGTCATGCCCCGTGCCGAGGCCGTCGAACATCTGCAACTCGGCGCGCAGGGCAGGTGTCCACTCCGCATTGGCGGGAAGATGAACCATGCCGGTCGTGATCCACGGCGCGGCATCGAGACCGCGCGTATATTTATCCTTGTCGCGGACTATCCCCGATATCGGCACGCTCTTGCGCCGGAGCTGTTGGATAAGGCCGGTGCCGGACACCTTGTCCTCGACCTTGAGTCCCCGGACGTTCTTTCCCTTGTGCTTGCCCCAGAAGGCCAGAGCCGTCGTTTCAAGTTCGGGCGCCTCCCATTTGCCGCGCACCTGGTCGACCAGATATATTCCGGCTTCTGTCTTTCCCCATAGCTGGATCACCGAATAGTCGTTGCGTTCGCCCGTTTTCTGGGCCGTGTCCGCGTACATCATGTACCAGGACATCGGCGGCAGTTCGTTCCACCACTGGAAACCGTCCATGTCGAACAGGGCGCCCTCGATCGAGACGGGGCGCTGCATATACTGGCTCGCGAAGGTGTAGGCGTCGGCCTTTAGGACTTCGATTTCCTCGGCATTGTGCTTGTCTTCCCACAACGGGCCATCGGACAGGCCGTGCTCAATCGGAATGCCGTGGGTCCATTCTGGCGGGTACTCATCGGCATTGTTGATCAGGACGGGCAGATTGAGGTGGTGCCATTTCTCGCCCGTGCCACCGGTAAGCAGGTGCCCGACGAAATCATCCGAGTGCAGTCTCTGCATGATGACAATGATCGGTACGCCCTCGTGAGCCAGGCGAGAGCGAAAGGTGTTGGTTGCGCGCTGGTTGACGTTCTTGCGCTTCGTCGGTGAGAATGCATCGTCCGGCTTCAACGGATCATCGATGACGAGTGCGCCAGTGAACTGTGTCCGGTCCATCGTCCCGGCGCGAAAGCCGGTAATGGGACCGCCCGCCGCCTTGGCGAGCATTCCGCCGCCCGCTGTCGTTTTCCAGCGATCCTTGGCCTTGCTGTCTACCCGAACGGAAACAGGCTTGATCGCCTGATACCCGTCGAGCGCGATCAGTTGCAGCACCTTGTCGCTGTTTTCGCGAGCAAGGTCGTCCGAGAAGGTCGAATGAATGAACCGCGCGCCGGGGTTGATATGGAAGCCCTTGGCGATGAAGTTGACCACCGCGGCTTCGGTCTTGGTGTAGCCGGGAGGCACATTAATGATAAGCCGGGTTATCTCGCCAGCCAGCACCCGGTCAAGCGTGTCGCCAATGACGCGGTGATGCGGCCCCTCGATGAACTCCATCCCTTCCCGTTCGGGGAAGAACCAGCGCGTGAAGTCGAGAGCTTTACCCTCTGGGGCAAGCGCCGCCGCCTTCCGCTTTGCCACAACGGCCGCAAGCAGAGATAGGCGGTCGGCGCGGTCATCAGTCAATGCCGAGCGAGGCAGGGTCAATGCCAAGGCGTTTCGCCTCCTCGATCAACGATGCGGTCGTTCGGTCTTCGGTCTGGATCGGCCCGCCATTTCTCCCCGTGAGTTCGCGGCGGTTCGTGTAGGCGTTGCCGACCTCTTCGGCCGCTTGCTTGTGAAGCTGGGCAGCGAGCGGGAGATTGCCCTTTGCCTCTGCTCGCTGGGCCATCCGATGGAGAGCGCGGAGGCGCACGCCGCGGTGCGCAATCGGGACAAGCGTGGCTTCGTTGATGAACCCTTCGCGCGCCGCCTCGAACATCTGCCGCCATTTGGGCGCAAGGTTGCGACCCGCGAACTTCGTCGGGTCATGCGCCTCGACGACTTGGCGGGCGACCTCGATTCCAAATTCATCTCTGACCGCCGCCGAAACTTGGCTCGGCGTGTCGAATGCGGCCAATGCGTTGATTATGAAGCGCTTCACTTCATCGGGGAGGGATGGTTTCTTAGCTGCCATTGGTCATGCGTCCGTCATGCTGCTGCCCGAAGGCAGGTTCCGCAGATGCCATCGATCTCGGCACCGGCAATCAGCGGCCTCGCATTCCCCGCGTCGATCATCGGCTGAACGCCCGATGCCGCGGCGCCATATCGCCGAACGACCCCAACGAACTCCTCCACGTCATGCCCCCGGATCGCGTAGACTGGCTGACCCTCCTTATTGAACTTCGGCATCCCGAATGCGTCGAGCGCTTGGGCACAGTGATAAAGCTCATGCTCGACGAGCGCACAGAAGCTGGCATCGTTCATCCCGTCGCAGGCCGGCGCGCTAAAGGTGATGAGGAAATCGGGCATCGCACCGCCGAACCATTCCTCGATCTGCTGGACCGCTCGGGCGCGCTGCCATTTGCCCATGGCCATCGGCGGCATGATCTCGGTCTGACCGAGTACAACACGCATCTGTTTCTCGTTGTAGCAGTTGGTCCAGAGGAAGCCGATATGCGCGTCAGACAGGTGGGCGTGTTCCGGGTTTACAAGCGGACCGACGCCTTTGATGAATGTGTCGATGATCCAGTCGCGAAGGTCGGACGCGGGTTCGAACCGATCGATCGCGTGATCGCCCACGATCTCGATGAGGCTGGGGGGCGGATAGGGGCGGGTCATGACACCACCTTCAACCTGCGCCGGCCCTTCAGTCGCGCCAACTCGGCACGGACGGTATCGCGCTGCCCCTCGAGGGCGATGGACCGCTTCCGTATTTCGTGCATGGCTTCCGCTGCCGACACATCGGGCAGACGACCGGCAAGGTATTTGCCTGCGATCATCGCGGGGGTATCGCCTGATCTGAACCTGCTCATTTCATTTCTCCTCGTCAAACTCATCAACAAAAAAGGCGTCATCGCTCCGCCGCCAGTATGGCCGATCAATCCGCATAAGGGGCGAGAGGGGAGCGGTAGCCGGTGGGGCGGGTCATATCGGCTCAATCCGCATAGGGCTGGCGAGACGGCGGAACATCGCGCGGCGGAACCATCTCACGCGACGGCTCCTCCCATTGGCGGGTGCTGATCAACTTGAGCTGGCCAGCAGCGTCGTAGACCCATTTCATCCCGCGCTTTCCCTCGGCAGCGAGGCGCGCGTTGTATTTGGCTGCAAGATCAACTTCCTTCCCGCGCGGGCCACGGCTTTCACGGATGAGTTCGATCAGTTCCGACGCTTTCGGCAACCAGCGCTCGCGTCTCGCCCATTCGTCGGCCGCCGCTTTCAAGGCCTGCGGGTTGGCGTGGGCAAGGTCTTTGGTGAGCAGGGCGATCTTCGCCTCGAACGGCTCAATGTCCGCCGAAACGTTGGGCCGGTAGCGCGTGGCCAGTTCCAAAATCGCCTGCCGGATCAGCGGATGCACGTTCAAGGGCTTCGGCTTCGGCGGTTGCTCGGGCGAGTGCATCCAGGATAGGGTCTGGCCCGCGATCTCGCGGCCTTCCATGGGGCTGTCCATTTGCTTTGTTCCTTTCGGCCTGCAAGGCCTTGGTCATCCATTCGGTCGGGACGGTGGGTTGCTCGACTTGGCAGCGAGAGAGGCAGGCCAGGACCGCGCTGTCCCCGAAGTCCTTGCGCCATCGGCCCAGCGTCGAACGGGCATCGCGGTCTTTGCGACCGGACGCCGTGAGGATCGCTACCCCGGTATCGAATATGGCTTTCTGGACGTCGATCGCGGTCGGCGGGACGCCCGAACCGATAGGTTCGGAACTCCTATTCCCTCCTCCATCCTCCATCTGCGGAGACTTTTCCCCACCAGTGGGGAACTGGTTCCGAACTTTAGGCTGTTCAGCGGGCGCGGGTTCGGAATCGTGGCCTGCAAAGGCGAGGATTTCGACCGGGGCCGGGTGAATGTCGTTCGGCTTCTTCGGACGTTGAAACTTGGCGAAATTCTTCACCGCGCCATAGGATTTGCCGTCAACGTCATAACGGCGGACGTTCCCGGCGGCCTCGATCTCGGCAAGCAGTTCGCTGGCGTCGATATTGTCGGCGGGCAGGATACGCATTTTCAGGTGGAGCGGCGACCAGAGAAACATTCCCTTGTCGTCGCACTCGTTCCATATGCCGATGAACAGCAGCCGCGCGAAAGGCGATAAGCTGACAAACTCGACATCAGTCCAAAGACCGGGATGAATCGATCTAATGCGGCTCATCTCGCCCTCCGCAGCCCATGAACGACGGTCGAGTGATCGCGGTTGAGGATGCGTCCGATCGTCGGCGTGGACAGACCCTTGCTGGCGAGTTCGCGCATCACCTGCCAGCGGGCCTCACAGTGCCGCCGCAGCCGCGAGGGGCCGGTTATGTCCTCTGGGGTGACATCGTGCAGCGCAGCGACGCGCTCGATGACCTGGCGGCCGCTGACGGCTTGCAGGGAAGGGGGGAGATGCCAGCGGGGCAGCATCATCCTTGCCCTCCAAGCACGATTCTTCGCACCTCGACCCGCGTCAGCCCGTTCCGCCGCATCGCTGCATTCGCGATCTGGGCAAGGGGATCTCCGGCGCGCCAGCGCGCGATCATTTCGGCATCGGTGAGTGGCGGCTGCTTGCAGCTCGGAGCGATCCGTTCGGCGTGCGTCGTTACCTGCCAATCATCCACGGCCCGCCTCCCTCATCCATTTCAGACATTGTTCGACCGTCGCCCCCGATGCTTTCGCTGCGGCATGGGCTATCCGCTGGTCCGATATCGGGTGACGGTCATGGGCGGCGCGGAATCGGGCCACCTCTTTGAGCGCGATCGTGCGCTGTAGTTTCAGGGCTTCGGGCTTCATCACCCCACGCTCCCCAGCGGAGGGCGGAGGACTTCGACGATGATGGCACCGGGTTTACGGGGCTCGGCGAAGCGATATTCGATCTCGAACCTAGCATCATCGACGCGAAGTGCATCGGCGAGGCCGTCCTGCATCGCCTTCGCGGACGCGATCATGTTATCCCGGTCCCGCGCATGCTTGTCGGGCGGGTGAAACGTCATGCGCAGGCCTATCGGGCCTTCGCTTAGCGTGAGCCTGTTCCATCCCGCCGCCATTGCTTCGCCCCACGCGAGTTCGCGCGCCGCCGCTACCGCCCGCGTTTTCGCCCAGTGCGAGCGAGAGCGATGGTTCGGAGAAAGCGGCTTTGCGGGCCAAGGGAGTTGAATGGCCGTGACATTCGCCGGGCCTTCAAGAGGGTGTGTCACGGCCACCACATCAAGCCTCCGGCGCGCCCATGAGGACGGGAAGCCCCGTTTCGTCGCGCGCGCGGCTAACAGCCTCGCTGAATGCGTCATCGAACACGCGATCAGCGCGCCACATCTCGAACCAGAAAACTAGTCCGCCATCGGCCTTGCGATAC